AGTACATAAAGTTCTATGAGTGTATTCTTTTGCCCATGAATCTACTGTTTGCTTAATAATATTTAAAACTACATCATCATCTGATGAATCTACTTTCAAATATGCTTTTAGTTCAGCTAAAGTAATTGCAGAATCAGTTTGAGCTGTGTGTATTTTAAGTCCAGCCATATTTTACCTCTGATAAAAATATCCTATTATGATAGCAACAATGCCACCGAGCCATGCTAACAATGTTACAGCACCACGACCTCGATTCATGACTGCCTCTACGACCATTATTCTATCTTCTAAAGCTGTCATTTTATTATCTAGTTTGACCATCATGTCAAACAACTGTTCGTTAGTAACTTTCATGTTGCTAGTGATATTGTTCCATTAGTTCCGACCATGGGCATCTCAGCAAAAGCCATGTAAATATATTTGCCACCATCTGTATTTGCTTTACCATCGCTAGTTGTAATTCTAAATCCATTGCTTTCAAAGTTTACAGTACAGTTTGTTGATGAGGTGTTATCACTAACTTTAACTGTTCTTGTTCTTGTACCACCAAGACCAAAACCTGTTAATCCTGATACTTTTGTAAACCAATCCTCAGTTTGACCCCAGTTTTTAACCATTATCCATTTTGGTCTAAATCCACAATAAATTCTAACTCCTATGGCATTACCATTACCTATATAAAATCCAAACTTAGAAAATCCTTGTTTTTCTGCAAAACAATAAGCGATACTTGCCACTCCACTAGTATTGTGATGTGTTTTATTTCCTATAGACCATACTGAGCTTGTAGGTTTTGTGTCATTCCAACCACCAGCATCATCTTGAAAAGCACCTGTACCAGCAAACTGTATTAAGTCTGTTTCAGTATCAGAATATATAGTTGTGCCACCATTAAATATATCTCCATTATCTGCAACAGTAGTAGATTTTGCTATTATTACTTTTGGAACTGCTCCTAATCCATGTCCGATTGTGCCATTAGCACCTGTACCTGTATAAGTGCCAATAGAAATTCCAGCAGTTGTATTTACTTGTAGTGTTGATGTTATAGAGCCATCTGTATTCGAGCTGGTTGTTCCACCATTAGCTTTCCAACAAGCACCTACATAATCATCACCATCATTGTTTGTATTTTCTATATTGCCAGTTAAAGTAAATCCATCTGAGGTATAACTTGCTACATAAGTTGTTGTATCATAGGCAGATGAGCCACTTGGAACCCAGTTTTTTGCTGTACCCTCTGTAGAATTATTTAAGACTGGGTGTCCATTACCATTATATCTTTTAATCAAAAGAGCATCAGGTTTGAAACCCATACCAGTAATTGTTTTTGTGCTATCACTTCCGTCCCATGTAGGGCAATCAAAGTGGTCTGATACTTTTGCTATTGTTGTAAATGCCATATTATATTCTCCTATCCATAATCCTTAATGTTCTTTGTGCAGATTGCATAGAATCCAGCTGGTACATCATATTCAAATATACCGACTCCATTATCATCTGCATTTCCACTAGCTACTGCTGTTGCTCCAAAATACCCATTACCGAAATTACATAACATTCTAGCTGTTGCTCCAGCATTATTACTCACTGCTGTAACAGTAACACCCCAAAAGTCATCTCCTTTGGCAAAAGATAATCCAGCATTAGCTCCTGTGTTAGGTACTCCAGCATTTGAAGTGCCAGGTGCATTAAACCATGTGCCATTTTTTCCAAACCATATCTTGCCATTATCTAAATCAAAAGCACACATAATGATATCGTTAAGACTTGCTTGTGAACCATAGTTTACAGTTCCACCACCACCAGTATCTAAAATGTTTGGTGTGCTAGGCATTGGTTGATAACTAATACCCTCGCAACCATTTGAACTTGAGCTATTACCAGCAACAGCAGTTGAGCCTGTTGACTTGAAGAAAGATGATGCATAAGTACCATTTTTTACTATGCCAAGAGTTGCTCCATTTGCTTGAGTTCTATCTGTTCCTATCTTAACCTCATAATACCACTTACCATTCTTTACCATTTGTGTACTAATACACCCACTAGCATTTGTATTGTAATTATTAAGTGATGTTCCAGCATATTCTAAAGCACCAATATCATATGATTGGTTTCCATCTAACTGACAAAAATTATTGCTAGGTGTATCAGGTGATTGTTTTAAATCGCCATTAACTGTAAAGGTAGTGCCATTTCCTGATGAGTCTGTACCCATAGCTCCAGCATTTTCCATTTTCAAAAACCAGCCATTCGTGCCCACAGTATATGAGGGAGATAATATTGCTTTCCAACCACCAGTGGAGCTATCAGTTTCACCGAATACTGTTGGAGCTAAAGCCGAGCCATCTACATTATGAACATGAGTCATAACACCTAAGAATTGGTTGCTACTAGCATTTATACCAACATGCCAACCATTAGATGTACCTGACATTTCTTTGTTAAGCTCATAATCATTATTTTGAGTTATAGCTGTAGCACTAGAAAAACTTGTTAGTCTTTCACCATTTATATAAATTTTTAATCTATCTGTAGAAGTAGATAGTGTGCTATCACCAGCAACAACAAGATGATACCAAGATGTGCAATCTAAAAGCAATCGACTTGTTTCATGGTTAGAGGTTACTGCACCTCCTATAAATCCAATAACTCCTATTTTTTTATCTGACCTGTAGTCAATACTAAATTGATTACCACCAGTATTGGTGTTTGATAATAAACTCTGACTTGCATTTGTTCTGTTTAATTTAAACCACATAGATACAGTAAACTTTTTTGCATTAGTTGGTGTACTCGTGAAATCTTTACTTAAATATGATGCCATTATATTCTCCTATGGATTCCATTGTCCTGAGTTTTGCATTCCTACTTCTATGGTAATACTAAAACTTCTGTCTGCTGTTTGACCCTCTGCATCTGTGGCACGAGCTGTGAATGTGTATGTGGTTGTAGCACTCGCACCACTTTCTGTACCAGTAATCGCACCTGTTGATGTATTTAAAGATGCCCCACCAGCTAATGAGCCACTAGCGATTGA